ATCTTGTCAAACTCGGTCGGCGAAGTCTCGCCGCGAAAGACGCCGTTAAACGTCCCGGCGTGGTTCGATAATGTAAACGATTCGCCCATCGTTGAAACGGCCTCGTTTATGCCTGCGTCAATGTCATCAAAGAAACTCATGTCTGAAAATAAGTGCGGCCCGCTCGATATTGAGCGAGCCGCGATGGTTGGGGTGGTGTGCTAGGGGTAAGAGAAAACTATTTAGCCGCCTTTGCCTTTTTCTTCGGTTTCTCGGCTGGTGCGTCGACCTTCTTCTGCTTCTGTAATTGGCCGCGAACGACTAATTGGATTTCGCCTTCTTCGGTGCACTCGACATATGCCTTTACAGCATCGTCAGCATCTTCGGAAAGCGAGAGAACGGAAAGCTTGCCTTTCGGCGATTTGTGAATTGTGAGCGATGGTTTGAACATAGGAAAAATGAAAAGGTTAAAAGAGCGGCGCACCGAAATGCGCCGCTCCAGTTAAGGTTATGCGGTTGTTACGCGAACGCCGTAGTCAACGCCCTTTGCAACTCCGTAAAGAAGGTTGCAGTTGTAGTAGAGCACGCCCTCGGAGTCATACCAACGGCGGAACTGAACCGGCAAGCCAAGTCCGGGAATCACGACTGTTTCAACTTCGATGCCCGCTTCGCGAGCCATCTCCGCGTCAACTGTGCGGCCTGCCATGAGAAGCGAGTTCTTTTGGAAGGCGAACGCTGCGAGGTTTTCGCCGTTTGCGTCGGCAATGTCGGTTTCGTAGCTGTCGAACTTAGCGACGCGAGGCACGTTGGCTTCGGCCTTGTCGGAACCCATGCCCGGGAACTCTGCGCTGTTAAGAGTCTTAACAAGCGAAGCGTAATAGGTTGGATTCATAAAGATCGCGCGATCCATTTGGCTCGCCTTCTTCGTTTCGGTCAAGGTCGCGCCAAGGTCAACAAGGTCGTCACGGTCGAAGTTGGCCGCTGTGATTGTCGAGCTAGTTGCGAAGTTGGCCGCTGTAATCAAGTTCCAAACATCGCCGAATACCTTATCACCAAGTGCCTGCAATGCCGGCTGGATAAAAAGGTTGTTAAGGTTGATGCTCGACTTGCTGCGCTCCACGTCGGTAAAGCCGTAAGTAAAGCCGTAGTGCGTGTCTAGTGTGATAGTTGCGGCAGTCATCGCAACGTCTGCGGCGGCTGTCTTGTATCCGCTCGACATATTGGCGGCGGTCGGTTTGGTAGGATAACGAGTAGTTACGGACTCGCCAGCGTTACGAATATCGTTGGAGAAGTCGGTTGTAAGTGCGCTCAATGGAGCAAAAAGGGTCTGAAGACCGTTCAAGCTTTCCTGAGCAATTTCGGCGAGATTAACGCCTGCGATAGTATTAGCCATGCTGTGTTTTGGTTATTGGGTTGGGTGATTATTGTCCGAGAACGTGTTTGTTCTCTTCGTAAAATGTGTTCTTGCCTTCGTAATCGCCGCGCTTGTCAAAGTCGCGATATTCAGCCCAGAATTGTTCTTCGGTCATTTTGCCGTTGGAGCCTTCTTCGCCCTTGTGTGCTTCTGGTTCGGTTTGAATTGGCGGCGTGCCGGACTCGGCAAGCAACTCGGCGGCCTTGTCTGCAACCTGCTGCGCAGTGTGCTCGGTCGCCTTGGCAAGTGCGTCGGCGTGGTCTTCGATCAACTTCGTATGTGCTTCATTGACCTTGGTAAGTGCTGTTGTTGCGATTAGCAATTGCTGGTCGCGGCATTCAAGCTCGCCGTCACGTTCTTCGATGCGCGCTTGCAACACTTCAATCTGCTTTGCTTGGCATTCCATCTTGATTCCGTCGATCTTCGCTTGTGGGATGCTTGCGAATGCTTTGAGCGTTTCCATGTCGCCGATAGAAGCGGCGGCAAGGTTTGCGCCTTCGATCTGGTCAATAAATCCAAGCTCAAGTGCTTCGGCCGCCGTGTAATAAGTCTCGGCTTCCATTGCGCCGTCAAGCTCCTCGGCGCTCAAATTAGAGCGTCCGTAGCTTGCGCGAATATTGGTTTCCATCTTGTCGAGCAAATCGGCGTCTTTGCGAAGCTGCTCCGCGCCGCCCATGCTCATTGTCCAAGGGTTATGGATCATTAGCAAAGCATTCTCGGCCATGCGGATTTCGTCGCCGGCCATTGCGATCACGGACGCCATCGAAGCGGCGAGCGAGTCGATGTGTGTGACAACTTTCGCGCCGTGTCGTTTCAATGCGTTGAAGATTGTATTGCCCTCGACGATGGAGCCGCCGCCGGATGCAATGCGCAAGTTGATCGTTTCAACGTCGCCAAGCTCTTTGAGTTGGTCAATGAAGTCGTTGGCCGTTACGCCCCATCCGCCGATCTGGTCGTAGATTGAGATTTCAGCCTCGGTGGACGGTTCGCCCTCCGCGTTTTGTGGTCGGCTCATATCGAACCATTTGTTTTGAGTGCTCATAGTTAGGTAGGGTTATTGTGTCAAGTTTTAGGGTTTTCGTCGTTGTCAGAATCCGGCGGAATGTCGCCAGGAAGAATCGATGTGCCAAGTCGGACAGGGTCGATTCCTGCGGCCTCGGCGATTGCGTCGCGCTTGGCGAGGAACTCGGCGCGCTTGGCGACGTATTCAAGCGGATCGTATCCGCGACGCGCCAAAATGTCGTTTTCCGATGCAAGCCCAGCGCGCAAATCTTCGCGGTCCGCCTTGCGGCTGTTACCGTCGTCGACTGTAAACTCGCGCGGCTTCGTGAAGCTGCACTTCATCCAGTCTTCGGGAAGCGTGTAAACACCTTGCTTTGCACGCTTGGCAATAACGTAGAGCGCAATGCGCTTGCGGTAAGCTGTAATCACGTCCACGCGGTCGCAAATCGCGTCGTTAATATCGCGTTGGAATGCCCGGACGCCGGCACCGCCCACGGCGGAAGAGTCCAGCATTTCACGGCGCCAGCGCAGTGCGAGGAACGCGCTTGCCTCGATCTTGTCCGAGAACTTTAAAAATCCTTCGCTAGGCCGGTTCGATTCGTGCGCCTCAAGCGATGCCGAGTTTTTCAAGTAGCGAATCAAACCGCCGTTGATTAGCTCAGATTGGAACGGCGCATTAGTCGCCCCGCTTTGCCCGTTAATAAGTTGGTTGGCAACGTCGGCTCGCCCTGTCTCGTTCTTTTCTTTGAGCGTAAGCGCGGCGTTTACCTTCTGTGCGATCTTTTCAAAGTCGCGAACCTCGGCCAAGTCATACCAGTCGAGCATTCCGGCGGCAATCGTCGGCACGCCGCGCCCTTGGCTGAACCAATCCGGATCGGTAATGTGTACCATGTCGCGCGCGGATACGTCGCGCCAATTCTCGCCGCTTTCATCAAGCACGCGATACGCAACCTCGCGCCCGTATTCATTATAAATAATGCCGGACTTGATTTTCAGCCCTTTATATTTTCCTTCCTGCACGCGGTCGTCATTGTCGTAGTTCGTTTGCCCGATGCGGTGCGCTTCCAAATATTGAAGCTGCGGAAATCCCGTTTTCGTTTCGGTGAGCAAGACAAACACGTCGCCGTCAACGTCGAGCGATTTCGATTCAATCTTGACCGAGCGGCGCCAAGGGAATTGCGGGCCGCGAATATCGAGCATCCGGTCGATGCTTTCCATGTCGGCTTCGACCGCTTTAACAAACTCTTTGTCCTCGGAATGCGATTGAAAGCGCCACGATCCGCCGAAAATCTTGCCCGCCTTTTGCATCACGGCGCCGTTCACGGTGCTTGACGACGCATAGATGTATCGGCTATCGCTGCGCAATAAAAGCGTCTTGTGCCGGCTCATCAAGTCGAGCAAGTCGGCGTTTTGATCGCCCTGCGCAATACGCTGCGAACTTGTCGCCGCTGTTGGATACATGCCGCCGTTGCCCCAAAAAGAACGCCATGCGTTTTGCGCTCGGCGCGTGAATGTTTTTATCGGTTTAGTGGCCATAACGAATCTGGGTGAAAGCCGCGACGGTGCGGTCTGTATTTTGCCCGGACGTGTCGCAGAGATACGCTTCCAACTCGGCGTCTGTCATTTGCCCGCCGTTTGCGCCGCCGATTTTGACCATCCGCCAAGAGTCATAAGCCATTTGCGCGAAGGCGGCCCCGGTCTGTCCTTCCGGCAGTTCATACGTAAACGATTTACCTTGCACGGTTGCAGACACAACGTAGCGCCCGCCTTGTTCGGCGGTCGTATAGTGCTTGGCGGCAAGGGTCTTTAGTGCCTCAAGCGTCTTGTCGGACGTTTCGCCGACATAGGCCCAAACTGAAAAAATAAAAGCGCGCATTTATATGCACGCCTGTGTCAAGTTTTAGAAAAAAATGGAAAAGGAAATAGAACTCCCGAAGCAGTCAACTCCGCTCCGCTCCATGACTGTTCTCCCTGTTCTGGATTTCGAGTTTCTCTTCACGGATCATCTCGTCTATGTCGTTACGATCATTCAGGCAGTAGCCCACTGTGCCAGATGCGTAGAGCGTCCCTGTTTTCAGTAGATTGTTGACGCGGATCGTATCTTTCTCGTGCTTGATCCACTCTTCCCGC